TTTATTCTTAGTTTATTTAGCTTTTATGGCTATAATTTTCGTAGGTACTATAATCATATTAGCTTGTCGTAAAATGGCGTCAGACCGCCGAAATAAGCGACTATGATATAATTAATGTGCCTCCAAGGGAAATCAAAAAAACATTATTTACCGAATAAGCAAAAAAATAGGATCGTACAGAAAAAAAGTGTATGGTCCTATTTCTTTTTTGTTATTTATAGTAATCTGGTTTATTAATTTACATTAATGGCTTCTGGAGAGATATCTATTAGAAATGCTTAAATTAATCAAATATATTATTAGGCTATTTAACTAGCAACAATAAATATAATTGCAGTTAACTGCAGTATTTAATAAATATTTTAGTAGCCTAGTGTTAATCTGATTATTCAGTATTTTATTCAGTTATTTAGCAGTTACAGTTAGCAATGAATTATAAAATATAGAAACAATAAAATAAAAACTGATATCACAACAGGATATCAGTTTTTTTGTTTACGATTGAATTGCTTTTCGTTCACTTACGCGCGCGTATACAGGCTCGAACGTAGCTAAGCAAAAGACAAAAATTGAAAAAGGGGTCTAAAAGTTTTTTATTACTTAAAGCTACTTACTTTATAACATACTTTTTATAAATTTTTGGATAGTTTTCTACCATATAAGACTTAAACCCTTGAAAATAAGGCAAAAAAATATTTTTAAAAAGTATTGACAAAGTTGTATTCACGTTTTAAAGTATAAGTATAAAGTTAATGTTAAAACGAAAAAAGGAAGGTAAATAAAAAATGAAGAAAGACAAAAAACAAACATTCATAAACTTAAAGGGGTGGGACTAGTGGCAATAGATTGGAACAACCCCGACGAAGTTAGAAAGTACCGCGCTCAAAAATCAAGGGAATACCGCGCGCGGGTAAAAGCAAGGGCAGCAGCTGGTGATAAAGAAGCCCAAAGACTAAGGGAGAAAAACAACGAACGGCGACCATTTGCACAATGTAAAACTTATTTACGCCGTCATGCAAATTTAAAAGAACTAAGGGAAGTAAAAGAAATAATTTTAAATCGTGAAAAAGAACTAAAACAAAAAAATATTTAAATATATATTGACGTTTTAAAGTTATTATGATATTATAATCATGTAAGGCAAAAGAAAAAGCCTATAAGGTACTGGTAATACCTTATAGGCAACGCCTTAAAAATATAAAAGTGTTACGGGTTTTATAATTAATAAGACTATTTAATTATAGTTAAATAGTTTCAAATTGTAAAGCCCTATAGAAAGGGCTATTTTTATGCAAAAATTAGTAGAAGAATACAATTACTTAGATTTGAAGAATGTTAACGGCTTCAAAGTTTACAAGTTCAACCCTAAAAAGCAAGGCGGGGCAGTTGTTAACAATGTTTTGAAGAATCTAACGGGGTTGAATTTAAAGACTGCAAACATTGAACAAATTGAAAAAGCAGCACAAGAAAAGGGCTTGTACATTAGATTAGTTTATAAATACGATTCAAAAGCCTGGGGCCTTGGTTACGATTTGGTAAGCACTGAAGAAGATTACAACGAAAAATATAATAATATTGTTTATTTGATTGTAAATAATGCAATCGATCCACTAGACCCTTGGCAATTTGACGACGACGAAGCAGCAATAAAAGCATTAGATAAATTATACTATCACGATTTTAAAACACTTTACCGGCTTAAATTAGGCAAGTGGCTAGACTCTCACACTTTCAACACTCAAAAAGAAGTTATTTCATTGACACAAAAAGAAGCAGAAAACTGGGGAGACTAGAAAAATGGATAAATTTAAATATTTAAAATTAGGGGACTTAATCGAAGAAAAAACTAGCGGGGTGGTTTCTGGCTGGAACGACGGGGAACCATATAACGAAGATGGAAATATTTATATGTATCCTAGTGATGGTTATTCTGCTATTTACGAATTAAGCGACTATTTAAAAATTAATCTTAATGAAGCGGCTAGAATACTTTTATCAGAACAAACGGAAGTTTTTTATAACTCCAATGGCTGGTATGAATTGGAAATAAAAAGGGGCTAAAAAATGAAAAAATTAGTAATTTTAGGCGTTTTAGTGGTTGTAATGTTAGGGGCTTTATATACTTATTTAGCCCCACGGGTTGAAGCTGATACGGAATATAAAACTGTTAAAATTGACAAAGACACTAAAATAAAATATAAAAAATATAACGACGGTCAAATAATTATAGAAGTTAATACTAAGAAAAAAGTACTTACTGATATAGGCGCAAACATTGACAAAAACGGCAAAAGCGACGGCGCAACAATTGCATTAAATTAAAAGGAGTTAAACAATGGATATAATTATAATAGCTTTATTGGTTTCTTTATTTGGTTATATAGTTTCTTCAGAAAAGCGCAAAAAATAGCGCTTTTTTTATTGTTTTTATATTGACTTTATAATTACTATGTTATAATATAGTAATGTAAGGTTAAGGAACAACCTTACTAGAAAGGAGTAAGACAATGGCAAAGAAAAAAAGCAAAAATAAAAACGGCTATAGAATAGCCGTTATAAAAGATTGCTTAGACATTGTTATTAAATTACTGATTATAATTACTCAGCTATTAGTAATTTATAAAATGACTAAGTAATACATTTTAAAGGGGCTAGGCTTAAAGGCTTAGCCCTTTTTATTATGTTATCATTTTTCTTTTTAAGGCGTCAAGCTTTGAGCCTTTGACTGCCTTATATGTGTATAACTATATAGACTACTAGACTTTTTAAATTGTGCTAGTGGTCTATTTTTTTATGTTTATTTTTCTAATTGAATTCTTCCAACTGTTTAAGATTCAACAATCTTATATATGTGTGTAGTTATATTTATATCTATTTAAATATAACCATCATGCGACCATTTTAACCTTTTTAAGTTGGTACTTTTTTAGTACTTTTAAACCTTTTATATATAGTACTATTCTTATATACCTTAAAAGGGCAATAGCCTTATAAGGCTATAAGAAGCGTTTTAAACGGTTTAAGGGTGTTTATATATGATACTACACAAATGCAATAAAAGCGGTTGTAATGCTTTAATAAGCATCAAATATAAGTATTGTAAGAAACATATTAATTACTATTCTAGACAATACGACCATATAAGGATGAACAGGGAAGCGACAAAAGAATATAGAAAGTTCTATCAGTCTAAGGCTTGGAAGGAATTAAGAAGCTTAAAACTTTCACGGAATCCATTGTGTGAAAAATGTTTAAAAAATAATATATATAGTTTATCTACTGATGTTCATCATATAAAAGATGTATATAACAACTATTCATATAGATTAGATTACAACAACTTACAAGCTTTATGTAAACCATGCCACGAAAAAATTCACAAGCTTGGTTATTACCCACCGTTATAAACCGTTACAAGTTCAAAGGGCTATAAATTTATTACCCACCGAACAAGGGTACCCCATAGTCGATAGGGGCCGGTATATCAACATTTCTTCCATACCGTCCCGGAGTTTTCTTTTTGCAAAATTCCATAAATGAGACTTTTTCGGCATAACGGCGTAACAAAAAGCCCTTTTTCAAGGGCTTTACACAATATTTATTTACAAAAGGAGGTGGTTAGGTGGCTGGAAGACCTAGAATGCACTCAACAAATTTTAATTCACATAAAACTAAAGATGAAATCGCACAAAGAGAGTTAGAAGAAAAAGCTGCAAGTGATTTTAGCACATTAACTCTATCTCCACCATCATGGATTGATTCAGAAGCTCAAAAAGAGTATCGAAGAGTAGCTCCAATGCTTAAAAAGTTAAGTATTACTGCATTAGATCGTCAAGTTCTTATCGATTATTGTATAGCAGTTTCAACTTTAAAGAAAGCAATAAAAGCTGTTGAAGAAAATGGAGTTTTAATTGATGGAAAAAAGAATCCAGCAGTGAATGTAATGCTAGATATGCAGAAAGAGATCAGAGCTAATGCTTCTTCATTAGGTATGACTTTAGATTCTCGTATGAAATTAGTTAAACCAGAACCTAAAGATGAGATTGAAGATGATCCATATGCAAAGTTTGGAGAGTAGATAGATGAAAGACCAAGTAACTGAATATGCTAAAGCTGTTGTTTCTGGTAAGATTCTTGCTCCTAAAAAGGTAATTTGGGCATGTAATAGGCACTTAAAAGACCTAGAAAAGTCGAAAAACGATAAAAATTTTCCATATTATTGGGATATTCGTGAATCTGAAAAGGTAATTGCCTTTATTTCATCATTAAAGAATCCAGACAACGGAAAACAGATGAAATTAGTTAATTTTCAAGCATTTGCTGTTGGTTCCGTATTCGGTTGGCTTCGTAAGTCGGATTCCCATAGAAAATTCAAAAAAATGTTTATTTCAATGGCTCGTAAGAATGGGAAAACTATTTTAGTGGCTGGTATCGCATTATATATCTTGCTTTACCAGAAATATCCCGTCCGTGGGAAGCAAATCTATTGTGCAGCTAATAAACGTGACCAAGCTAAGGTTGCTTTTAACTATATTAATAACTTTTTGGTTCCACTGCGAAGTGATTCTCCATTCGTTAAACGTAAAACGCAAATGAAACGGGATGAAATCACTGATGCTAAAACTGGTTCGTTTATTAAACCATTATCAAACGATAAAAACGGTATTCAAGGGTTAAACACTACATTAGCTATTTTCGATGAACAGGCAGATAGTAACGATATTACAGTTTACGATGCCGTTGAAAAATCATCTCGTATGCAGAAAGACCCATTAATGTTACTGATTTCTACAGTTTCACCAAACATAAATGGTTGGTTCCATGAAATGATTTATCAATATGTGGAGCAGATGGTTAAAGGTGATGTTGTAGATGATGAAACGATGGTTCTTTGGTACGAACAGGAATCTGAAGATGAAATTGCGGATACAGCTAACTGGATTAAATCTAATCCAATTCTTTATGACAAGGATATTCGAGAAACATTATTGCCTACATTAATACAAGACTGGAAGACCGCTCAAGCGATGGGACGAGAAACCAAAGCTAAAATTTATAACTTTAATATGTGGCAACAGGCTAATGAAAACTCATATATCAAAGTTCAAGACTGGGCAAACATTAAAGTAGATAAGACTCCAGATCTTTATGGACGTGAAGTTTATATCGGTATGGACTTGGCTAGAACAGGGGACTTATCAGCTGTTTCTTGGATTGTACCTCTTCCAGAACAAAAAAAGTTTTGGGTTGATTCTCACGCTTTTGTTGGAACTCGAGGTGGAATCAAAAACAAGATTCAAAAGGATAAAATCGATTATTTAGCGTTAAGAAGGCGTGGGGAAGTAACACTCTCAAATCTTGAATCAGGGAATATTGATGACCAGCAAATCATTGACTTTATTTATAACTTAATCGGTGAACATAAATTCAGCGTCAATTGCATTTGTTATGACCGTTATTCAGCTAACCATATTATCGATACGTTCAATGAAGATGGTTACACAATGGTTGATGTTGCTCAAGGTTTTGCAACATTGTCTGAACCTACTAAACAATTTCGTAAATATGTTCAAGATGGGGGCGTTATTCATGGTGATAATCGGCTATTAGAAATTGCAGTAAATAATGCAATTGTTAAAGAGATTAATGATGCTGTTTTACTTGATAAGACAATGTATCGCAATAAGATTGACCCTTTAGCAGCATTACTTGATGCGATGACTCAAGCTTATAACTATGATTTCTCACGAGATTTTGAAAGGGATTCAGAATTCTATGAGAAACAATTCCATTTTTAATTTTATTTTATCTAATATTCACACCATTTTGTGTTTAATGGGTGGCCTACTTTTTTCAGTAGGAATGTTTTTATTAAGCACACCTGCAGGATTTATAGGAAGCGGTTTGTTTTGGACAGCAATCGCAATCTATATTGATCGCACTAATTCTAAATAAGAAGGAGGTGCAATAAATTGTCTTTTTTTAGAAGTTTGACCGCTTTTAATGACACTGGTTCTTATATTGATTTTCAAGATACTAGTCCTCGATATGTGCCTATTACTAATTTGAAAAATAGTGATGTTTTTACTGCAATTAATGTAATTTCTAATGATATTGCGACTAATCCAATAAAACTAGAATCAGATAATGTTAATCACATTAAAGATAAACGATTTAATCAACTTAATTATTTGTTGAATATTAAGCCTAATGATTTTATGACAGCACGTGATTTTAAGTATGCCTTGACCGCTAATCTCCTTTTAACTGGTAATTCATATGCAAGAATTCTTAAGGATAAAGTTGGCAATATTGTTGACCTTGAATTGCTAAAACCATCTCAAGTTACACCTTTTTTAGATGAAGACTCAGGCGAAATAAAGTATGAGATTCAACCATATGGCCAAAAACCATTTGACCTTTCTGCTAATGAAATTTTACATATAAAATTTTTGTCCACGAATGGTTATGTTGGTGCAAGCCCACTATATGCATTAGCTGATGAAATGCGTATGCAAAAATCAGGCAATGATATGCTTAATGCTTTCTTTGGTTCAGGAATCAATGGCTCTGCTATTTTGAAAATGCCAGGCGATTTAGGACCTGATGCCAGAAATGCTTTAAGAAATAAATGGATTGAAGGTAATTCTGGTGATAGCACACATCGATTAATTATTTTAGCTGGTAAGGAAGATTATCAACCAATTGAAATTGATACTAACATTCTTAAGATTATCAATTCAAATGATTATACGACTAAGCAGATTGCAAAAGCTTTTGGTATTCCAATCAGTAGATTAGGTTTGGAAAACTCACATACTTCTTTACCTCAATCCAATTTAGACTATGTACAAAATAGTTTAGATCATTATTTTTCACGGTTTACATCTGAATTTAATGTAAAACTACTAAGTTCTAAAGACTCACTTAAGTATCATTTTGAGTTTGATGTTTCAAGATTAATGGAACTTGATACTGAAACCAATATGAAACTCACACTAGATTGGTTTAAAGCAGGCCTACTTAGTGATACTGAATCAAGAACTAGATTAGGTTATGCTCCAGCTGATGATGAAATGGCAGGAGTAAGAACAATTATGAGTAACTTCGTACCTATTCAAAACATTAGGGAAAACTTCCCTAACAATGTAGCAGTAGGTAATGCATACGATGATACAGGTAAACCTATATCTACAAAAGAAAATCAAAAAAGTGGAATCAGCAATGTTTTAAAAGGCAATGAGAAAGATGGAAGTACGGAATCTGACACAAGCTCCGATGATGGAGAAGGAAAGCAGAACGATTAAAGGAACTGCTGTAGTTTTTAATTCTCGTAGTGAACAACTTGGAGATTTTACTGAATTTATTGACCCACACGCATTTGATGATGTGGATATGAGTGATGTAGTTCTCTTATATAATCACGATTCAGGGAGTGTTCTAGCGAGAACTAGTGCTAATACTTTAAAGCTTAATTTAGATGAACGTGGATTACACTTTGAAGCTGATATTCCTGAAACAACTCTTGGCAATGATACTTTAACTAACTTAAGAAATAAAAATATTTCTGGTATGAGTTTTGGTTTCGATATTGCAGATGATGACTGGGAAGATACTTCAGATGGTTATGTGCATTATGTACGTAAAATTAACCACTTATATGAAATTTCAGTTGTTACTTTTCCAGCATATAAGGCAACT